CCCTACTATTGATCAAGCTAATTTGAGTTTTTTAATTCCGTATATTAGCAAAAGGGAATATATCCTATATAATCCCATTGACATTGTTTGTCAAGTGCTTTATAAAATAAATATGCAAATAAATAAAATAACCAAAGGAAAGCAAATGCCAGAAAAAAGACTAACATTAAATAGTGAAAAAAGAAAAGCTATTGCTGACGTGTTCCAAACACACTTTGAACTTAACAGTCCAAAGTATGAACTGCACAAAAAATCAATAGCTGATTATAATGAGGCAAGAACTAAAATGAAAGTTCTAGCTGAAACAGTTGTAAGACACCACCAACCACAAGAGGACATTGACACAATTAGAAGTATGATTGCTAAATACAATAGAAGTGGTGGAGAGTTGTATGAGGATAATTGTTTCTATTTTACTGCACCAGAGAAAACTGAAACTGATAGTGATGGTAGAATAAATAAAATCATTGATGAACAACACGTCAAGTTTAGTTTAGGAGAAAAATTTGCAAGGTCTTATTATAGAGATGAGATTAAAGCAAAAGGTCTAAACCCAGACTTTCATGTAGCAATCAAAGAGAACTACGACAAACGTAGTCCAAGTTATTATACTATGGAAAGCCAAGTTAATAAATTTACTGGGCATGAAACAAGTAGCAATGATAATAAAACAGATGTTAGTATGAAACAAGAATGGGAAAATGATTTCCAACTTGATACCATTGGTTCATCTTATTGTCATAGTAGAATGTTTGCTGTTGACCAAGAAACATTTGAGATGTTTAAAATGTATAACAGTTTGAGAGAACAAGTTATCATGGCACATCAACAACTGTATGAACACGTCAATGGTAAAATGGAAAAACTTAAACTTGGTTTAAAATCTTACAGATACTTTGACCAAGCTAAAGACCTAGCTGATAAATTAGGTATCGCACTTAATGAGGGCATATTGAACGAGAGTTCATCAATGGCTTTGTCTGTTTATAGTCCGACAAATCTAGCTGATCTTTTAACAGATACAGTAGAGCAAACGAGAGAGGAAAAAATAGCTATTGCTAGAGCAGTAATGCAACAAGCAACAGTAAATTAAACAGTTGACAAGTATGGGAGAATATGGTATATTCTCCCTATAACAAATGAAAGCGAGGAAAGCACAATGATACCAAATACACAATTTAAGATTACATACTTTGCAGTTAAGCATGGTAAGTATATAACTAGAAAAGCAACATGGACTGACCAATGTAAATATTTCACAAGTAAAGTCGGCAATCAAATGATGACTTACTTTGATATGGACAAGCAAGGATATAGAACTTGCAAGGGCAGTTGGACTGTGAGTTATTAATGACACAATTAAATGATGAACACTTTGAATTGCATAGCCAAAACAAAGCAGAGAGATATGAACGACAAAAAATCAAGTTCCTAGAAGATAGAATCAAGACTCTAGAAACTGCAATAGAAAGCCATGCTAAAATCTTGGCAAGGTTTCAAATGACCGAGGACAAGGACAATAATGAAATGCCAGAATGGGTAACTACAACAGGAAAGATGAGGAACACATGAGTAATTTTGTATGGTGTCATGGACCAAGTTGCCACAAATCTCATACACAAGATAGGATAAGAGGTGTTAAGGGTAGCAAGGTTTTAAGAACTAAAAAAGTACAACAACATCAAACAAGTCGTTGGTATAGTGCAAATAGTTTTATGAACTATTTTTGTAGTCAAGGTTGTTACAATGACTTTGCGAATACACATATACAACAGATAGTGGCTATTGCACCAAGGACCGAGGCTCTTGAAACACCAGTTGAAGTGACCAAGACTCAAGATATAGATTGGGGAGGCAGACCATGTATATCAACCAAGATATTAACAGTTGACAATGTATAAGGGATAGTATAGGATATAGATATATTAATCAATACAGGAGAAATACACATGACAACACAACCTAATGCAACATACTGGTGGAACCTACCAATCGAGGAGTTAGAACAAATGGCAGATGATAAGGGCAACATTAAACTAAGTAAGTCGCCAACAATGATCAAGGCTACTAACCCTTACTCGAATCAGTCAACGATGTTAACACAAGAGGAACACAAGTTATACATCGAGATCAAGCAAGCAGAGTTCGATGAGGATTACACTGCAATGCAAAAGAAATTGTCTAAGTTCAGTAGACTGAATGCAGCAGCGTTCATGGTACTACTAGACTAACCGAGTACCAACTGTGTGGTCCTGTAGGACCACACTCACACACTCACAGGTTGTGCGGCCGCGCTCGCATTCAATAGAGGTACCAGACCCAATCTCAACGTAGCATAGACCATCGACCCCCTATACACCTTATATATAAAAGGGGTCCCACTACTTCGTATATATTGCTTGTTTTAGAGAGATAAGGCTGTTAAATTCGTTATGAACATCTAATTGATGCAAAAAAAAATTATAAAAAATTTTTATGGAAATAAATAACATAGATATTAGTAAGTTACCTGCTGATATAAGAAAAGAATTTAAAACGTTGCAGGTAATGCACGCAGAGAAAAAGATTAGAAACAAAGCTAGAGGAGACTTCATGTCTTTTGTTAAGTGTGTTTGGCCCGAGTTTGTTGAGGGCTCACATCATAGACACATAGCTAAAAAATTCAACGACCTTTCTGAAGGAAAAATTAATAGACTAATTATAAATATGCCGCCTAGACATACTAAGTCTGAGTTTGCATCATTCTTACTACCCGCCTGGATGGTGGGCCGTAATCCAAAGTTAAAGATAATCCAGGCTACTCACACAGGAGAACTTGCAATACGTTTTGGTCGTAAGGCTAAGACATTGATTGATAGTGATGAGTATAGAAAAGTTTTTGAAACAAGATTAAGAGAAGATTCCCAAGCTGCCGGTAGGTGGGAAACAGCACAAGGCGGCGAGTATTTTGCTGCAGGGGTCGGCGGTGCTATAACCGGACGGGGTGCTGACTTATTAATAATTGATGATCCGCATTCGGAACAGGATGCACTATCTGCGACCGCGATGGAATCTGCTTACGAGTGGTACACATCCGGTCCACGTCAACGTTTACAACCTGGTGGAAAAATTGTTGTAGTAATGACACGTTGGTCTACTAAAGATCTAACAGGTAAACTACTTGCTCACCAGAAAGAAGCAAAGTCAGACAAGTGGGACGTGGTCGAATTTCCAGCGCTCTTGGATACCGGAACAAAAAAAGAAAGACCCGTGTGGCCTGAGTATTGGAAGATGTCAGAATTAGAAATTGTTAAAGCTACACTACCGGTTGGTAAATGGAACGCACAATGGATGCAACAACCTACATCTGAAGAAGGTGCAATTATTAAACGTGAATGGTGGCGTAGATGGAAACATGATTGGATACCCGATTTACACCATGTAATACAATCTTATGATACAGCATTTCTTAAAAAGGAAACTGCTGACTTTAGTGCTATAACTACATGGGGTGTATTCTATCCAGATAACGATTCTGGGCCAAATTTAATGCTATTAGACTCTGTTAAACAACGTTTAGAGTTTCCAGAACTAAGACGTAAAGCTCTTGAGCAATATAAGTATTGGAACCCTGAGACGGTAATTATAGAAGGAAAAGCCTCTGGGATGCCTTTGACCTATGAATTAAGACAGATGAATATTCCAGTTGTTAACTTTACACCGAGCCGAGGAAATGATAAGCATGCAAGAGTAAATACATGTGCACCATTATTTGAGTCTGGAATGATCTGGGCTCCTGAACAAAATTTTGCAGATGAAGTTATAGAAGAATGCGCAGCATTCCCACATGGCGATCATGATGACTTAGTTGATAGTACAACCCAAGCTGTTATGCGATTCAGACAAGGCGGCTTTGTCCAACACCCTGAAGATTATGTAGACGAAGAACCCACAGAGCATAAAGAAAAGGTATATTATTAAATGGACGAGATCATAAGAATGTTATTGAGTATGGGTAAAACCAAAGAAGAGATTGCTGAATTTGTAGGTAAAGAAATGCCTGCAGGTGGCGTGGATAACGTTGCATCAAATGTTTTAAAACCTATAACTAGAAAAATTGCAGGG